TAAACAGGAATAGGGACTATTCTTATTATGTTTATCTCACCTTGCTTATTAATCAATAAGTATCTAACTATTGAGAAATAAGCAATATTAATACTATTAAAACCACCATAATCTAATATATTTTTTAATACATTATCTGATGACTTAAATGGTACATACCCTACCCCCTTAGCTTTCTTAACTTTTTTAGCTTTATGTCTAGTTGCATTATATAATTCCCCTTTTTTCTCTGCTATTCTTCTTGTTACTAAGATATTGTTATTATTCATTACTTTTTCTACTTGATAAATTGTTTTATCCATTTCCCAAGCTACTGTTTTTGAATCACTAACATTTTCATAGAATACCTTATTAAGCGAATATTTTCTTCCATCTTTTTTATCTTTAATAAAATTAAATACATTTCGCGTAAACTTAGTATCATAGACATTTCCTACCACTATATTTAGATAAGCATCTTTGGCATTGACATATTCATATATATCATATATCCTCGAATATGCTCAAAACTCCTTGTATTACTGACTTTCCACTCTCGTATTTTCCCGTAAAAAAATGCTTTTACGAGGAAATTTGCCCCTAATTTGTACCCCCGTGCCCCTAAAAAAAAGAGGCAGCTTTAATGCTGCCCCTCCTATGTAAATTTTGAATTCTACTAACAAATTTATTATAACATTTAATATTAATCTTTTCTAGCTTTACGTTCTTCTAATAATGCTTCAAATTCTGGGATGTCTTCTCGTTCCATTATTTTAATAAAACTTCTTGCCGTGGATCTCTTATTGATATATCTTTTACGTTCACGATTATTATCATCCCATTTTTTATTGCTTCTTAGTTTAGCTTCAGATATTTTATTCATGTCCTTCTCCTAATTATTTTTTATAATTATATCAAAAATAAATTTATTCAACAACCCATGCTTTTGAAAATTCTTTATCTTTAAATATCGCTGCTAACCCACTTAATTGTTTTAATCTTAATAATTCATCTGCATCCATTCCAATATTCTTCATTATCCATCTATCAGAACAACCACTTTCTACTAATTCAGTTACAATATTAGTCATAAGTTCGACATCGTGAGAGCCTCTTGCCCTATTGTGTCTGATAGTTGAAGCCATTCTATCACTTATAGGTTTATTAATAATAGATACTGGCAAACAGCCGCCCTCACGCTCAAATATATCTTTATGCTTCTTAATCACAGTATATCTATGAAAGCCATCAACTATTTCAAACTTATCTATATCTTCTAAGTAGTAACACACTATAGGCATTGTGTAACCGTCCTCTAGAATTGATTTATAAAGTAGTTTCATTTCTGGCGGTGCTACATGGTTAGGGTTATAGCTATTTGCTTGAATTTTTTCTACAGGCACTCTTTTAATATTATATACTGGACTACAAAATTGACTCATATTTCTTCATTGTCTCCTTTCTTCTTTTCAATTGTTCTTTGCTTATTCCAAATGATAAACTTTTACAGAAATAATCGTTTTTGATAATACACATTGCCATTCTTTTCCACGTTAAAACATCTTGCTTACTGTCTAATTCTGGAATACTATCTACAACATGATTAAACTTAATTACTTCTTTATCCTTATTTCCTCTAGTACTCATTTCTCCAGTTTGAAATATAGCTCCATTGTAATTGATATTTAATATATCAATATCTTCTTGTCTCATTCCAGAACCTTTCTCCGTCCACCATTTTATAAATTTATTGAATTTTTCTTTGTAATGATCACTAGCATTTTTTGGCAATGTATCTAAAAGAAAATATGTGAAGCTTTCCCAACTGTGACCTTTCGGTAATTTATAATTAGCTGTATTTATAGTTGAATTTGCATAGATATTTCCAAAATTAGCTCCAGCAACTCTTCCGACTATTTTCACCCAAGTTTTAGGTTCAATTATTTTAAACATATTTAATCCAGCTTTTGCTGTATCTCCAAACGGTTCATCAATTCTCATACTATGAATTGATACTCCAGCTTTATACATTAAATCATAAAATTTATTGTACTCATTCCCAGTCTTTCCATAATAAGTCCAAATATCTTCTGTTGTATAATCATATATAGGATAAAAATTATATACATTTTCATCAACCTGTGTAGAGTACATTATATCTTTGTATTTACGTTTATTTTTAGTTGTTAAGGCTCTCCAACGGTTTAAACTCTCTTGTGTTCTTATACCTATTATACAGGCTGTCTTTTCATCTTTACCAAACCACTTACCAAACTTAGCAACAAAATCTTCAAAAGTCATATTGTACTTGTAATAATCAATAGGATTATTATCTACATTGATAACATAATCCATTGTTGGCATTTCCCTTACCCAAACATCTTTCTTTTCAGTTTCCCACCAACTCCAAGTCATTTCATTGTAGGATAAACTGTTATCTGTAAGCATAGGTAAACATATCCAGTAAGGTGTAATTACATCTTTATACTTTTCTATCATTTGAATTGAATAGTCAATAGTCATTTGATAGTGTGCTTCTATATCAATGAATAAGACACCTATTTTTCTATTTCTTTTTCTAGCTTCTTCACACATTAAATGCATGCATACTCCACTATCTTTACCACCAGAGAAAGACACATATATATTTTCAAATTCATCAAATATATATTTTACTCTGTCTTTACTAGCTTCAAATACATTTTCATCACAATATATTTTCAAAATAATCACTCCCTTCATTAATCTTGTCTATCAACAATTCTTTTAAACTTCTTTTCTTTTCGTTATTTTCAAAGATCATATTGAATATACCTAAATTAGAAGTAAAATAAATATACTCAATATCTTTTTCTTGGCCCATTCTTTTAATTCTTTTAAGAGCTTGTTCTGTTTTTGCATAATCAAATGTTATACTACTAAATGCAATCTTATTACAAAATTGTAAATTCAAAGCATAAGCACCTGTTCCTAAAGTCATTACTAAAGGTTTATTATCTTTTTTAAAACTCTCTTTTATTTCAGAACGTTTACTTAATGGAGTATCACCTGTGATTAAATAGCAATTTAATAGATTAGCAATATTTACAGCTTCATTTACTAAAGTACAAAAAACTATTATCTGATTTTCTTTTTTTATAAATTCAGCTATTTCTACATGTCTTTTTTTATCATTAAAACAACTATAAGCTAGATTTTGAAATTGATCTACTATGCTTTCTCCCTTACTGATTGAATTCAGTAATTGTTGCTTTTTACGATTGTAGCTCTCCTGTGCTTCTTCACTTGCAATTATTCTAATATATTTAATTTCTTCGTTTTTATCAAATTCAAACTCACATTCAAATATATACGGTGCGATCAGTTTATGTAAATAGTCTATGTTAACATCAGATAACTTGTAAAATTCTTTAGGACGTTGGCCAACTTTCTTATAGGATATTTTTTTAAAAAATACATTTAAGAATTCTTGTTTACTCATTCCAATGATTTTATCACTTAAGAAATTCATTTGATTATAAATATCCCATTCATTTTTTGTTAGCGGTGTGCCATTTAAAATTAATCTGTAATCACTCATTTTAGCAATGTTCATAAGTCTTTTATATCGTTTTGTATCATCGTTTTTAATAAATATACTTTCATCTGCAACGATGAATAGCTTTCTACCTTCTATTTCTTCAAGTAATTCAACGTAAGTTTTATCGCTATTTGATAACGTTTCATAACCTATGATTTTATAGTCTATATCTAACGTCCATTTGTTTATTTCATCTTGTAGATTGTCTTTTGTAGAAAAAGGACAGAAAAACAAAACTAAATCACAATCTGTAGTTTTAATTAATTCTAACGCTACCCTAGTTTTCCCTGTCCCTTGTTCCATAAACAAAGCACCTACTTTTAATTTTTTAAACTTCTCAAATGCTTGTTTCTGATTTTTAGTTAAATAATTGTAAGAATGGTTCATATTCCCAGGCATCCTCTTCATTTTCAGCAATTGTAAGTTTTAAAAATTCCAATATTTGTATTTTTTCATTTTCGTTTGCTTCATTAATAGTATTTTCTATTTTATCATGTATTTTTATATATTCTTTTTTACTATCACTTTCTTTTAAATTATAAAATAAATCTTCTAATTCTATTAAAATATCCATCATTACCTCTCCAATTCTGAAATTATTTCTACATCCTTATTAATCTTAACAGGTTCAGTAACTTCTAAATAACTTGTGTCATCTTCTTCTGTAAGTTGATTAAAGCATAATGCTAATTCTTCACCACATATTTCTTTAGTTGTTTTATCATTTTTAAAGATTTTAAATCTAAATTCCTCTGTGTAAGATAGACTTAAGAAATATCCATTTCCTTTTTTCAATGGTCTAATTAATTTAGATGGATGCCAAAATTTATAATTTTTATAATGAGAGCTGTTAGGCAGTTTGATTAAAATCGCCCTATCAGTCTCGTGTTCTATGTTTTGCTTATTAAATTGAATTGTTTTCCACATTTTATAGGTACTCCTCTATCTTTTTATCAATTTTGTATCTGATTTTCTCACCGTTAAATTTTTCTAATTTCATATTCCATATACAACCATCAATTGTAAATTCAATTACCTCATTACCTTGTTTTGATATATAAATTCTCTTATCTTGTGCGATATCTTGAATATATTGAGGTTCATATCTAGTTATACAAGGTTTAAACATATATTCTTGTTTACTGTGTTTTATATCTTCTTCTAATTCCCAGTCAACTAGAGTAACTTCTAGCACCTCTAAAATTGTTTCATCATTTTTACTTCTATTATCAATTTGATTACTTTCAAAATCAAAACTTGTTTCTAAAAAATCACCATATATACCGTAAATTCCTGCGTTTGAAAAAGCGAATACTCCAGCGAAATTTTTAGTATTATAGTTAGCTAAATATCTGTTTATTCTTTTGTGTCTAAGGGCGAAGTTTAATTCTCCCCCGTTTGCTACTGTTTCTTTCATTGTGTTTAATATATCTTGTGCTTTCATTTTTATTTCCTCCTCGAGCGTGATATCTTATTTAATTAAGCTACATTGTAAGCAAATGTAACATTTGTGTGTTCTTTTTTAAAACAACTTTTTGGAATCCATTTTTCAAAAAGTCCATATTCAGTGAAGAATGCTATTTTATAAGCTTTCTCAGTTTCTTTAACAATAACTTCATCTTCAATTTTAATTAGTGCTTGACGTTGTTTTGTTGTGAATTCTTTTTCGAAAAACCATTTAGCAACACCGTATCTGTAATTTTCGCTTTCTCTGTCGAAAGCTTTATCTTCAACGCTAGTTCCTAATTTGTAGATAGCACTTGAAATAGCTTGAGTACCAAAGCGTTTTTTATCATACATTTTAACTTGTCTGTAAACTTCTTTTAATGCTAATTGTAAAGCTAATTGATAGTTTCCTACTTCTTTTACTATTCCTTTTGCAATTTTATGAGCTGTTGTGAAGATGTGTTTTTTTGTCATTGTTTTGTCCTCCTGTTCCTTACATTTATAATTATACTATACACGCTCGAGCGTGTCAATGGTTTTTTTAAAAAATCGCATAAAAAAATACCCCCTACCAAAATTGATAGAGGGTAACAAAAGAAATATATTTATGAGATAAATTTCTTTTACACGTTTCTAAATATTATTATATCATAATATTATTTTACTGTAAAGCTTATTTTACTATAAAGTTATTTTTCTCTCCACGTTCCGTGAGTATCTCCAGTTTCTAAGTTCATAGAAGCTACGTAACGTCTTTCTCCGTTATTAGAGATGTAAGATAACCATTCATAGCCTTCTGCATAGCAAAATTCCATATAGTTAAACTCTTCTCCGTTTTCATAAACTCCTACTACTTCTGAATTTAGAGATGGTGCATTTCTGATATTAAGTTTATCTACTCCTACAGTATATACACGTACTGTTGGTAAAGATTGTAAATCAGTATTTAATTTAACTTCTCCTGCTTCTGTATCATCTGTTGGGAAGTAGAACCAACCTACAATACCATTAAAATCACGTTCATTGTATCGTGCTGGTCCACCTATATATAAGCTATCTGCATTACCATCAATGTTTTGTTCGATAGTTTTCATAATGTAACCGTCACTATCTCTTGTTACTACACCAGTGTGTCCAAACGGGTGTCCATAGATATATGTAGTATCCATTACAAATACTGCTCCTGCTCTAGGTTTACTATCTAAGTTACCAGCTTCATTATACTCAACTGTATATCCCAATGCAGCAGCACTATTTAGTAAATCAATAGCATTACCCCATAGTGCTTTTCCAAAAAATAGCACAGACAGATAATTTGGTAAATCAACGCATTGAGTTCCATATGCTCCATCTTGATCTACTCCAATTCCTAGATTTGCTATTCTTTTTGCTTCGTTTATAATTTCAATTGTTCTAACCATTTATTTATCCTCCGTTTTGTTTGTTGTATCTTTTCCTACTGTTTGTCTGTAAATTTGATGTACACCAACAGCACCAACTCCAAGTGTTATCGCTGTTGCATCTTTAAATAATATAATTCCTATTAATCCTCCTAACACTCCTAGAAAGTTTGGTATCATTTCATTTGGAAAGAATTTTGATTCTTTCAAAAATTTACCCAACATTCCAAGTAATGTTACTATTAAAAAAACTAATGCTGGTTTTAAAAATTCTAATTGTTCCATTTGTTTGTCCTCCTATTTTTTATTGGTAATGTTTTGAATCTGTTAAATAAGGTTTCTATCTTACCATTACCACCGATTTCTGCATAGCTTTTATACAAGCCACTCAATTCTGATAAATCTTCGCTTGTTGTAAATCCACGCTCTATCGCTTCACTAAATTCCGTATGTAATCTATATGACATAATACTTTTATTGGAATCTCTGTTCTGCAGTCCGATTTGAGTTACTTCATCCACTTTATCTTGTGTATTCTTTACTTCCTTACTTACTCTATCAAGTTGCTTTTCTGTTCTATCTTGCGTACTTTTTACTTCCTTACTTAAATTTTCAAATTGCTCGGCTATTTGTTTATTACTGTTGTCAAACCATATCTTAACTAATGGAATAATAGCTACGGTAAAAAGTTGCAATATGAATTGCAAAATATAGTTTGTCATTTAGACTACCTCCAAAAGAAGAACACGCTATTCAGCGTGCTCTGTACTTTCTGTAGTTTCCTTTGGTGCTTCACTTACTGTTGATGTTGCAGTGACTACCTCTTTTGAAGCTTCCTCCACTTTTGGTTGCTCACTTACTGGAGCAGGAGCAACAACGACTTCTTTTGGAGCTTCCGTTACAACTTCTTTTGGTGTCGCTACTTCTTCAACTGCTTTTTTGTGCTTCTCTTCGTGCTCTCTTTCGATTCTTTCTACTTCAGTTCTAACAACATCTATTAAGTTTCCGATGTGTGGTACATCCTCTAATGTTTTAGCTTTTCTTAATAATTGTCTAACGTACATTCTTACAAATTGATCTTCTTTTTTAAATCTTAATCTACTAGGCTTCATGACTTTCAGTACCCCCTTCGCTGTGTAATACATCATTGTTGCTTTCTCGTGTAGGTTGTGTAGGTTGTTCATTAGTTTCATTTTCTTTTTCTCCTTTATTTTCTTCATGTTCTTCATCATCTTGGAACATTGACAATACCGTTGTAATTGCATTTGACACTGCTTCATCTAATTGTGCCTTAGTGATATATCGGTGGTCTTCATCTGCTAATTGCTCCTTATCGTCGCTTTCAACACGTTCTAACACCACCTCTTTATATTTAGTTGGTTCATTGCTAGGAATCCACTCAACAACACTTGTGTGGTCTTCTACTACTTCATACAGTTTATTTTGGTATTTGAATTTATCTCCTACTGAATAATCTGTGTTGACTTCATAAGAGTCAAATGCATTAATGATTACATCTTTTTTAGCATTAATAGTCTTAGGATCTAACACGTTCAGTAGTAGTGCCATAATCACCTTATCATTACCCTTATTTACCTTATTAGCAAACTTAGTTAATGCTTTTTCACGTTCTGTAACATCTTCTTTATTACCTGCTAAAATTCCAACTTGTTTATTTAAGTTAGCATATTCAGCAACTAGTGCTGGAGTTGCCTCCCCTGTGTACATTTGCACTGCGATTTGTTTTCTAATTTCTTCTAGTGTCTCTGCGTCACTAGCAGTTGCAAATTTCCCTGGTAATTCAATATTACCGTTAAAATAAATTCCTCCAGTATTCATATTAAAATATACGTTTACGCTCTTATATCCACCTGCGGTTGGGTTAGGTTGTTTAACTGAAATTTCTAAAGCCATATTATTCTACCTCCTCGTGTTTTGGTTCTTTTAGTTCTTTTAATTCCTTTTCTTTGGCTTCTAGCTCGGTAATTAACTTATTGTAAGCTACTCTATAATTAGCTAACTCTATTGTTTTTTGACTTAATTCTTGTGCTATTAAGTCGATTGGTTGTAATTGATTATCCATTTGTTATTTCCTCCAATTTGTTTTTTAATTCTTTATTTTGTTGTGATAGTTCTTGTACTGCTTTAATAAGGTACGGTATGGTGTCATAATAGTTGATTCTTAGATAATCGTTGTAGGTTTGTTTATCGTTCATATCATGAACAACAAGGCTTGCTTCCACATGTTGAACTTGTTGAGCAATTGCTCCGATTTTTTCGAATTTATTATCTTTCTTCCAATTAAACTCAACTATTTCAATTTTATTAAGTAAATCTACTGCCTTAACTTTAGTTGGTTTAACATTGATTTTTAAACGTTTGTCAGATATTGCACTTTTTACTCTGTTGATTTGTGACCACCACATTACTTTTGTTGTGCTACTTCCTGCCCCTTGACCATATATATCTTGGTCATGAGTATAAATATGTCTACCATGTACATCTAATCCTCGATTAAAAACAGCAGTTGCATTACAAACCATGTTACCATTACCATTTACATACCATGCATTCGGGCCTGCATGATACCAATTGTTCCCCCATGCTGCCCAAATTTGAGCACCACGTGTTCCTATATTGTGACCTGGGTTTAATCCACAGTTGAAGTTATTCGAACCTGTAAGCCAAAAGTCTCCAGGTTGGTTAGGATTCTTACCGATTCTGAACCCTCCAATATCTCCTGTATATGCTGAAAGCCAGTCAGTATCTAATTGTGTTGTTGAAATTTTAACAGTTTGTAATAATTTGATAAAAGCGTCTTGTGCCCAAAGCTTGTTGATGAACGCTCTATGTGTTACTAAATTGTTGATTAATCCATCGTCTATTAACACATGCTTAGCTTTAACTGCGTTAGCAGCAATTATTTCTGAAGTAATACTTCCTGCTTTGTGGTGTCCTGTTTCTAAAGTTTCAGCTTTAATTTGTCGTCCCTCAATTGAACCATCAACGATTAATTCAGCACTTTTCTTTTTATAAATTTGTGCGTTATAAATATCTAAGGCTTTATAGTTTTGAAATGTTTCTTGTTGTATTCCTAATCTAATATATTCTATATCTGTAATTCCTACGTTGACTCGTAATGTATAATTTCTTTCATTAGAGTACCCATTAGCACTTATAATTCTTGAAGTTATCCAATTTGTACCATATTGTCTACTTTTATACTCCAATATAAAATTTATATTGTGAGGAGGAGTAGTTCCAATTTCAGGGTATATTCCCCCTTTAAATATATACTCATCTCCTATAGATATACCATCTACATTTATTTTTGGTGTCAACCATGTATCACGACTATTTGATTTTGCTCTATCTCTAAATTCAGGTAAAACCAAATTCTCATTAGCTGGTGAAATTATCAACCTATCAGTAATTGCCTTAATACTTTCTGGACTAACGGAAAGAATACTAGCAAGGTTTCTTCCGTTAAAAACTTTGTTTGAACCAAAGTCAATTCCATCAGCACCTATTCGAAGTTGTGAATGTTTAACAGTATCATTTAACGTACTAGTAACTGTATTTAAAGTTTGATTGGTAGTTTGTTTCCACGTGTTTAACTCATTCACATTTTGTTCTACATCTTCTGAAGCTGGTGTCCAGTCGGTAGCTATATTTCCTGTCTCTAGTTTCGGTAAGCGGATATAAATTTTATCTCCATTATTGAAATTAGTAGTAGGGTCATTAAAAGTGAACATATAAAATTTTGAAAATCTATTTGTAAAAGTGTGCGATATCCTCGTCCAGTTAGTTGATATATCAACTTTCTTTTGTCCGTTACTTTCAAACCCAACTGAATTTAAAGTAATATTTCTACTAGCTTTAATATCTATTGACCATGTTAACGTCTCATTTTGAAATTGAGTTTTAACTAAATCTGTTAGGTTAAACCAAAAACCAGTTTTATCGCTACCATCTTTTTTAGTTAAAATAATAGTGTCACCATCAACTGATTCATCCCATTTATTACTTCCCCAATGCGTCTTAGCTTTCAAATTTTTACTATCAGTAATATAATTCCTACCACCTAAACTAGTTGGAATACTTTCTCTAACATTGCTAATTTCTCGACTAAAACTATTAGCAGTTTCTCTCACTTTATTTTCAACTACAGAATTAGTCGCATAACCTTTTTCGTTAACCCAACTTTCAATACTTCGTCTTGCAGCAGTCAGTTGATTAGCTGTGTTATTTTGAACCCAAATTTGCATATTAGCAATTCTTGCTCCGTCTTGATTCTTGTAGGTCTCTAACGCTGATAGTTGGTTGTTGATACCTCTAGCACTTTCCGTGAACTTACTACTAAATTCTGTGTTCTTAATAAAACCTTTATTATCAATTATTTTATTAATTTCAGTTCGTTCACGGCTTAATTGACTAGCTGTATCTTGTTGAACCCATTGTTTTAATATTTCAGTCCTACTGCCGTCTTGATTTTTGTATTGTTCTAATGCTGTTAATTGGCGATTAATACCTTGTGCATTTTCATTGAACTTATTAGAAAATTCTGTGTTTTTAACAAAAGCATTATTGTCCTCTGGGGCTGGTGTCCAGTCAGTTGCAACATTACCTTTTTCAAGTTTAGGTAAACGGATATATATTTTATCTCCATTATTGAAATTTGTAGTAGGGTGGTAAAATACAAACGCATAATAATTAGTAAACTTATTGATGAATGTGTGAGACATTCGTTTCCATTGCGTTGAAATATCTACACGTCTCAGCCCATTAGTTTCAAAACCAACAGTATTAAGTGTCATTTCCCTACTAGCTTTAACATCGATAGACCATGTTAACGTCTCATTTTGGAATTGAGTTTTAACTAAATCTGTAAGGGTGAACCAAAAACCTGTATTATCACTACCACCTTTTTTTGTCAAAATGATGATATCTCCATCAACTGTTTCATCCCATTTATTGCTACCCCAATGTGGTTTTGCATTCAATTTATCGCTATCAGTTATATAGTTTCTACCACCAACACTTGTAGGAATGCTTTCTCTAATATTTCTGATTTCTCTTGAAATACTGTTAGCTGTTTCTTGAACTTTATTTTCCACAACAGATGTAGTTGCATAACCTTTGCCATCTACCCAACGTTCAATTCCTTGCCTTGTTGAATTTAATTGACTTGCTGTATTTTCTTGTGTCCATTGTTTTAATAAACTTATTCTTGTTCCATCTTGATTTTTATACGTTTCAAGTACCTCTAGTTTCCTATTAATACCTTGTGCGTTATCATTGAACTTACTACTAAATTCTGTGTTTTTAACATAACCTTTAGCATCAACTATTCTATTGATTTCAGTTCGCTCTCTACTTAATTGATTAGCAGTATCACGTTGAACCCATTGCTTCAAGCTTTCAGTTCTACTACCATCTTGATTTTTGTATTCTTCAAGTGAACTAACTTTACTTGTTAAGCCATCTACACCTTTTTTGAATTCAGCTTTAATAGCACTCAAGCTATCTTCATTTTTCTTCTTAACTGCTGTAAATTCTCTTGTTATGCTATCTTGCAATTCTGTAACCTTACTTGTAGCACCGTTAACAAGTCCTCTAAGCTCTACAACTGTTTCATTGTTAGAAATATCTTGCACATTATTAACTCTATCAGATAACGCTTGAATTTGTTTTGTTGCCTCTATTCTATTCTTACTTATTTCTAGATTAGCTGCTTGAATTTGCTTAGTAGCTTCTACTCTATTCTTGCTTATTTCTAGATTAACTGCTTGAATTTGCTTAGTAGCTTCTACTCTGTTCTTACTTATTTCTAGATTAGTAGTTTGGAATTGCCTGTTGTAGTTTTCTACAGTGGCTGATACTTGGTTTCTAATAGGTGCTAGTTTTTTCTCTAGATCTTCATCAATCTTAGCTGTTATTACTTCACTTGATGCCTTAGCTTTCTCAAATCCATCTTCAATCTTTTTATTGATTTCATCTGTATTTTTCTTAAATAGCTTATCATAGTTTTCACTACGTTCTTTGACTTTTCGTTCTATATCCATAGTGATTATATCTGTATAAGCATTAGCTTTAGCTATAGCACCGCTACTAGCATTTGATACTTCTGAACCTAATCGACCTTCTTTTTCACCTAGAATAAACTCTTTCCATTTTTTTAGCATTGGATCATAATGCGTTTCAACTACTCTTATTCTTTCATCCACACCATATTTTAAATATTTTAAAATTACAGTGTCTCCACGATTGATATCCTCTGTTAACTGTTCATAAGTAACTTTGATAGAGTTTTTTGGCTTATCGATATTTTGTTTTGTAAAATATTCCATGGCCCATTCTTCTAACTCTTCAGCAGTTCTTAAATCATTGTTGGATACTGCTATTTCATTGATGAATGGATAATCATTAATCAACGGACTTTCTACAATTAGATTAATAGTAATTTCTTCATCTAATGCTTCTAGTTCTTCTTTTTGTTGTGCTTTTAATGATTCAATTTCAGCTTTCTTTCTATCAGCTATCGCTTGACTTTCAGCTTTTCTTTGTTGAGATTTTCTCTCTCTTGCCTGATATTTAGCATTTACTTCTGATTCAATTTGAGAATATGATTTAATTACTTTACCACTACGCTTTACTTTCTTGTTATTCTTAGCAAGTTCTTTAGCGTATCTTTTAGCTATTTCATCTTTCATTTGTTGAGCTTTTTTAACAGCATTTCTACCTTGTGAGTATTCTTTTTGAGATTCTCTCAAGGCTTTTAATTGTTGTCTGTGCTGTTCTCGTAAGTCCTTTTTATCGTACTTATCACCAACTTTAAAAGTTGAACTAGCATAAATTCTAGTAACAATTTCATCAGAATTACTAGTATTAACAAATTCACTTATATTTTTAGCTGTAGTTAATACTTCTTCAGTATCTCTTCCTAAACGTTCTAACAAGCTAATTTGTTTATCATGCATATCAATATCTGCAGAATAAGTATCAGCAATTCCTCCTAACAATTCAAATGATGTTCTAAGTTTATTATCAGTATCATCATTATGTGATACAAATGAATTAATAGCATTTATATCTGAATAATATGAGAAATCTTTTTCACTAGATAAAAAGTTAGAATACCATTCATCAAGTACTGACATACAGTTTACACGAAGTCTTCCGAAGTTATTTACTAACCTTTTACTAAAATCATAGTTCTTTTGATAAGCAGTTACAGTAATGCATTTATCATTTTCAGATATATCAATATCCTTAATTCTAAATAAGTTTGTTCTGTCATGCTCATCAGCTTTTACAATCATACCTTTTTCAATGAAAGAATATAGATCATTGTCTACTGTTGGATATTTGAATGTTAATTTATACATTGTATTCAACACCCAGTGAATGTCCGAATCGTAAGCATTATTCAACACTATTCCGTTATAAGTAAAATCCGTTTCAAATTCATCATATAACCATAACATTAAACGAACGCCCCCCATCTACACTCTATTTCCAACCTAGTAATTCCATTACCTAGAACAATCCCACTCACTCCTGGTTTAATCTCAAAAAACGCTCCTAGCATTACACTATTTAATAGATTTCCGTTCTTATCATATACATTTTGTTCACCTTGTTTGCATTCAATAACTAGCTTTTCAGATAGATGTTTTAATCTGACTACCTGATTACCTATTGTTAATGATGTGCCACTTGTTGAATTTCCATATAGAGTGATTTTAGGATACATTATTACATTGGTTTCGTTGTTGATAACTCCATTACTTGTATATGTCTTAATATCAGATGCAATACTATATGAAAATGGATTACAAGTGAATACTACGTCTATTTCATATTCATCTACTTCACCCAGTCTAGCTCTTACTGCAGATACTGTTAACACCTCATAATATCTGCCAGGATTATCAGAGGCTATTAATTTACCACTGCCTTCTAACCACACTAATAATTCATTGATTTGGTTTAATTTTACATTGTGGATTAATAGCTTATATGATTTTTCTACAAGCTCATAAGCTGTAGAAGTTCTTACAATTCCTCCTGACATATCATCAGATGTAAATATTTTGTCTTTTCTTTTCCCTTTATTGATTCCATCATTTTCTGTTACAAAAATTTCAAAGGGAAAATCGGCGGTAGACTTCCCTTTGAAAATTAATTCATTATAATGTAACGACATTTCTACCACCTCCAAAACTCATATTTTTGTATTCTTTCATAGATCTCACTAGTTTTTGTTCAATCTCTTTTACTAATGTATCAATGTCTTCTTTGTTGTTTATATTATTACCTGTTACGTTGATGGTAATATTAACATTAGGATTATTAGCTCCATATTGTTCTGCTAATGTTCCGCTTATTCCTTTAATTTTCTCTCTTGTAGATAATGGTGTAATGTTCACACCACTTCTTGTTACTTGGAATAATTCTGGGCCAGCTTCTCCTACGATGCCTTGATATCTTGGGGGTAAGCTTTGAGTAGCTCCTATCATACCACCATTAGCAAACATATCTATATTCCCACCATGGGCATATAAATCAATTTTTCCACCTGTAGCAAATAATCCTAATTTTTGTAATAATGGTGCAGCTCCCCTTGCCACTACTGAAATAACAGATTGCCAAAATGGAGGGATACTTCTAATAGCCCCGGCAGCACTGTTAGCTTTATGAGTGATATTATCATTTGCTTCTAATTGTTTTGTAGGTGTAGGTGTTGCATTAAATCTATCTAGTGAACCTTTTGCAGTATCTGTAAATGGTGTTGCGTTACCTTGAGCCATAATACTTTTTGTTCCAGGATTAGTTGCTGCAAATACATTTAAACTATTTGTTGCATCTTGTGTGAATGGACTAGCATTTCCGCTAGCTGATAAATTCTTATTAACAGGATTTGTTCCGTTAAATAAATCTAACTTCCCTTGTGCATCTGTAATTGGTTGACTTGCATTATCATTAACTTTTAGATTTTTCTCGTTAACAGCTTGTGCGTTATAATCTAAAACCTTTTTAAATACATTATCTATACTGTTACTTCCCTCATCTCTTAACATAATTGATTTAGGCGGTAAACTAGCATTTTTAAATGTATCTATTTTTCCATTAATATTATCTAATGGCAGACTTGCTTTATCTACAATCTCAACATTTTTAGGATGTATTCCTTTCTTATCCAACCATTCTAAATCTTCTTTAGTCATCTTAATAGTACGACCTTGACTTTCAGCAATAGTTATTGCTTTCATTATGTCTGGTAATGCCATAAGTCGTTCATAATCGCTTTTGAAATTAAATACAAGATCATGACCTTCAAATTTAATTCCTATAGCTTTGATATCGGAGTGACTAGTCCAATTATTCAAAATTTCATTAACTTCTTTTACTTTAGCTTCAATAGAACCTAAATTATTAATGTATTCTTCTTTAGTATCTGTAATTAATCCAATCTGTTTTAATGCTGCAATTTTAGCGGCTAAGGCTGTTTCTTCCATTCCCTTTTTCAAAAGTTCTTGAGCTTCTTTACTAGATGTTGCAGCCTCTACAGCACTTTTACCTAATCTCTTATAAAGATTCTCTATTTCATTCATCTCTTGAGTTGTTAAACTTCTATGATCTTTTGCTGCATTAGATAGAATTTCTTTAATTCTTCCCTGAGCTTCTTTTGCTGAATTAATTTGAGTATCAAAAGTTTGTTTTACAACTTCTGCTTGTTTTTTATACTCTGCTTCCTCAATTAATCCCTGTGCTTTAAGTGCATTCAATCTATCATTTTCTGCTTTTCTACGTTTTTCAATACCTTCTACAGTTGATAATGCCAAATCATTAATTGTCTTAATTTGTGCCATTGCATAATCTGCTGTAATAGTTTTATTCTCAAGATAGCTTGATTGAATGCTTGATAGTGAATTACCTAACATAATTCCATAGTTTCTAAACTTACCTTCAATCTCATTTACATCTTCATCGCTTAAAGATAGATTTTCTTTTAATTTCTTTCTGATTTCTCCATCAGATGAATACCAACTACCTTCTTTGAAGTTTTTATCAAGACTTTCCATGATTGAGGTGTTAGCTTTTTTAATCTTTTCAGTTTCCTCTACTATGGCTTTACTATTATTTTGAACATCACCTTTTAATCTGTCGATAGCACTTCCAGATTGTGTTGCACCTTTAATCACTTGATCATACCACTCTTTGTATTTTCCGTTAGTTTGTTCAACGGATGCTTCATGATTTCTACTGTCTTTTGTCATTTCACGATATATTCCATATCCTAATCCGACAAAAGCAGCTCCAATTAATGCAGCTCCTGCTACATATGGATTAGTTAACATAGAAGCCATGCTTCCAGTAGTTGCAGCCTTAGTTCCTACTCCAGCAATTTCAGTACCTAATTTAGCTACATCAGCTACTGCTTTACCAGTCCTGATTTTACCTAACCATTGAATTAGAGTACCTATACTCTTAACTCCTGCACCTGCACCAGTTGTTAGTCTTCCTAGAACAGATAAGAATGGGCCCATACCTAACACGGCTAATTGGACCGTTGGTGGTAATTTACTAAACCATAACATCATATCACCTAATGTTTTCACTACAGGTTTAGAATGTTGCAATACTTCTGCCAATCTAGGTAATAACTGTGCTCCCATTTCAATGGCCATTTTTTGAATTTCATTCTTAGCCATTTGAATTTTACTAGCACTTGTTTGGTATCTGATACTTGCTTCTTTAGTTAAGGCTGTATTTTCTTTCCAACCTTTATTTGCAATTTCTAAAGCTTTACCTAATCCACTATCACCATCTAATGCTCCAGAAAGTCTCTTCATGGCATCAGCTTCACGAATACCTGTTACACCTAATGATGCCAGTACATCGTTAACATTACCTCCACTTTCTTTTACATTCTTAAGACCTTTAAGAACTAATCCAAGTGCCTCTACAGGTCGATTATTAAATGCATTAGCAAACTCACCAGCACTAACTCCAGCAGCTTTAGCAAACTTACCTAAGTTTTCTCCACCTGACATTACTGCGTTTTGCATTTTTGTCATAACCTGTGTCATTGCACTACCACCAGCTTCTGCTTCAATACCAACAGTACTCATTGCAGCCGCTAATCCTAATACATCAGCCTCTGACATATTAGTTTGTTTACCCATCCCAGAAAGTCGTTGTGACATTTCTACAATAGATTTTTCATTAGTAGCAAAGTTATTTCCTAATTCTACTAATGTAGAACCTAGATTTCTAATACTACTTTGACTTGTTCCCATTACAGCCATGAATTGAGCTAAGCTTGCTGCACCTTCTTCACTACTTAAGTTTGTAGTAGCTCCTAAATCTGCAATAGTCTTTGTGAAATCAACTATGTTTTCAGTTTTAATACCTAACTGCCCAGCTACTTCACCAATTCTAGCTAATTCATTTGCACTAACAGGGATTTCTGTAGAAAGATTTAAGAAACTCTGTCTAATCTTATCTAATTGTTGTGGTGTTGCATCTACAGTCTTAACTACTCCAGCAAAATCACTTTCAAAATTGATTGCACTTCTAGCAGCTAATAACATTCCAGAAGATATCCCAGCAGTAGCTCTTGTTAAACCGTCACCAACTCCCGACATCTTCTGTCCTAAAACTTGTGCTCTAGTACCAACATCATTAAATCTTTGAGCTGTATCAGCTAACCTACCACCACTATTTCTAAATGCAGTATGAGTTTTCTCGACTGCATCTCTTAATTTAAAATAGCTTGTTTCAGCGTTCGCTATTTTAGTTGGTAATGCTCCTAATTCTTTCTGTTGAGTACTTAACGTACTATTTAAGCCTTTAATTTGCGTTTCAAGGCTTTTGACTTCCTGTTCAGTCTTCTTATATGCTTTGCTCGTATTTGCTACTGTTTCTTTATATTTCTGAACAGCAGCACTACTCTTACCATAGGTGCTTTCTAAGTGTTTTAAATGCTCCTTTTGACTTTGTAACAACGTTCCATTAGTCTTTAGAACTGATTGTTTTTGCCTGAAAGCATTTGATAACTTTTCAATCTCTTTAGGTATTTCACTAGTAGATTTTTTTAAAGCATCATATTTATCTTTTAAATTATTAACATTACTTGCTGATTGCTTCATTTGAGTAGTTAGTCCACTCATCTTTGCCTTGTAGATATCGTATGCTTTCGCACCACTACCTAATGAAGCTATATTTCTTCTAGCTTCTGCTTGAAGTTGTCGTAAGGCATTTTCACCTTGCTTAATAGCAGAGGTAAAAGAGCCTACACCTTCTGCAGTCAGTATAACACCGACTTTATCCATGTAATTTGCCATTTTTACCTCCTACAGTACATTACTTATGTTAGTAACTCGCATACCTTCTTCTTCAGAATCATCTATTGTATAATTTTCTTTAATATATCTATTTATCATGTAAATAATATAGTCGAATGAATAATCATACATAAATTCATCCTTAGTCATGTTGAACCAAGTTCTACACTTATAAAATAAATCATCCCAATCTATTATTTCTTGTGTCTCTTCTTGGCTTTCTTCGGATTCCTGCTCACTACTTTTGGTTGTGTAGGAACTAGGTCTTCTACCTGTTCTTCTAAAAAACTCTTTCCCATTTCGCTATCATCAGTAATTCCTAACATTTGAAGTAATGTTGCTGTTTGATCTCCATACATAGCTTCTTGATATTTTATAAGAAATACTTCCAAGTCTGTATCAGTGACATTTTCTAAAACTTCCTCAAGTGTTGTTTTTAACTTATTAGCTTTCAAAATTGATACTAAAAACTTAGCAATTGCTATATTTTTTTCTTTAGTAATAACATCTACCCAATCACCTTGTTTAATACCAAAATCTGCTTCTAAATGTAACCAAACTGCTAAATTACATCTTAATTCAACTTCATACCCAAGAATATCTGTTTTAAAAGTCTCTATATTTTTTTTAAAAATACTCATTTAATACCTCCAAAAAAGAGCCAACTTATGTCGGCTCTTTAAATCTTATTTATTATGCTCTAGGGACTACTGTAGAATCTGTTTGACCGTCTTTAATACATGCTTTTAAAGTTTCTGCATCATAGAAACCATTTAATAATAATTTCTCACGATCATATAAATTAGTCGTACGTAAGTCGATTTTAGAGTATACTTTTTTATTTCCAATTACTGGGAATGCCTCAATAGTAACCTGTGCAATATTTTCTTTCTTCTCATCAGTTTCAGTTTCTGCATTGAAATCTGGATGTTTTAATTGACAGTATGGGAAGTTGTAAATAATTTCTCCGCCATTTTCATCTGTAACAAGGAATGACCATCTGAAATATTTATACTTCGGACTATCTCCTTGAACATATGCACCATCTGCAAGTTTAATCATTCCACTCATTTCTTCTACGAAACCTTCTGGGAAGAATCCAATATCTACAGTCATCTCTGCACTTGAGAATTTAACAATATCACGTAATTTATTGTTTGATAAATATACTGTTTTATTTTTTGTCTGCCCTTTAAATGCTACTTTATCTATTGCGAATACTTCGTATACCTTATCCTCATATGTTAATCCACTTTCACTAGTTGGTTCTGTCTTTACTTTTTGTAAATAACCAGCACCAACACCTGTCATTAACGCTCTTTCTACTCTCTCTTTAGTTACTGTCATTTCAGTTCCTCCTATTTATTTAATAATTTATCTTTAACTTTCTTAGCAAATGAATCTTTGTGTTGTAATGCTGCAGGTCTAATATGTGGCTTAGGAGCAACATATTTTCTACTGCCTTTTTTATATCTTCTTGCACGCTTACCACGTCTCTCTCTACTAGTAGCTTTAGAAAACCCAGCATGAAATCCTACTTCATGGAAATATAAATGTAGATTGGGCCTACCTGCCCAACCTACTGTACTTTCATATAATGCATGTTTTGTAATAATCCCCTCAACACCAGCACCAGTTACTTTTAAACCTTTGCTAGTAGCGATTTTTTTTGCATCATCTTTAATCTCTTCTGCTTCTTTCTCTACTATGCTATTAATAGATTTAGCATTACTGCTAATCTTATTTAACTTAGCAATTGCTCCACTAAAGCCAAACTCTTTTGTCATGAGTAAATCTCCAGGTAATACATGAATTGATTTTCTTTTTTATCAGCATTCACATCAATTACTTCTTGCCAAGAACCAGTATTTAATTTTGTGTTATCCTCTAATGAGTTTTGTATTTTTTGTAAAATTTCTGAACTGTCTAAATCGTGTGGCACTAGATCATAGAAATTTAATTGATATACATGGTGTTTAATTTTCTTTTTGTTAGAAAGTCTTTTTTCTGTCGTATTTACGTGAAAATATACTATTTTTGGGAAATCTGTCTCTTCACTAAATCCATATGAATATGGAATATTCAATTCCATATCAGTTATAGTTTGAAATATTAATTCCTTAATGGTCATTTCTAATCACCTCTACCAGCGATAATTCAGTTTCATTTTTCACATGATTATGATAAATTCTTGAAATAACATAAGATTTATTTTTTATAATCACATAAAGATCACTTAACAAATAATCATTAATATTGTGAAACAACCTAATAGCAATCCTTGTAGAAACTTCTGTATCTACTTGTAAAGATTGATACTTTTCATTAGCTGTTACGCCTAAATATCTGAACCAAAACTTTCTGATTTCCTTTTCTGTTTTATCAGATAATTTAGTATTGAATTTATCTTTTGTATGAGTATATTTAATAAACCTTACTATTCCATCATTGTAAGATTGACTAATCTTGTTTTGCTTCATCAGTTTTTTCTACAGGAGCTTCCTTAACTTCTTCTTTAGTTTCAGTTTCTACAGCTTCTACTGGTGCTGTTTCTTCTTCAACTAACTCTAAGAACTCTCCACCATAAATTGATAGATTTTTCTTGAATTCATCATATCTAGCTTTTGTAATTTCCAAAACGTCACCTGGTCTATAAACTGTACCTGTATATAAATCTTCAAATACTTGTAATACTTTTACTTTAACCATTTTATCTGTACCTCTCTTTTTCAATTCTTATTAATAGACTTGACATCTCACCTAAAAAATTAGTGTCAAAATATTCTAATTTATCATTATATTCATACCTTGCTCTCTCAAACACTAATGATTTTCCTTGCTCATTATTATTAATATCAAAGAAACCACATTTTTCACAAAGAATTTCATAAGAAAAAGACAACAACCTTTTTAGATTATCGTCTTCATCATCATGTAAGATATGCAGTTTATCTTTAAATTGTTTTAACAACGTTTCTGAAACATCAATCATAAAACTATCCTAATGGCACTGCCATTGCTAAATCTTTAGTAAATGTTAATTTAACTACTGCTTCTTTGTCTACAGATTTAACATCAAATCTAGTGATTAAACGTGTATCGTATGAATTACGTGTGAATGCTTTACCACCAACATCTGTAGATAGAATTTCTAAACCATTTAGTGAATATAATCGTACTGCTTCACGTAAATCACCTACATATAATGGGAATGAACCGTCTGTTTCTTTAGGGAAATGTGTATCTGGTAATACAACTACTTCTTTTCCTGATAATAAACGTTTAGTTGGTTCATTTACCACTGGTTGAAGTAGATAATTATTATTTTTATCTTTTAATGTATCTAAAATATTAAATCCACTTTGGTTAGTGATAAATTTAGTATTAGCTAGGAAGACTGGATCTAATGTAACGTTCATAGCTGTCTTGATTTCATCAACCTTAGTAATAGCTTTTTTCTCAAGTGAATTTAATACTTCTAAAATTTCTTTATTTTCAGTAACAACTTGTTTTCTCGTGAACCATTTAGCTAGATAAGCTAATAAGTTTTCTGGAGTGTCTTGTAATAAGAATCTTGATACTGGTAAAATACCTCCATAATTTTTTACTTGATAAGAAATTTTTTCAAAAGTTGAACCAACAATTTCTTCAATTTCTGTCAGTTCAGTAATATTAGTTAATGGAGTAAGCTGACTTGTTTTTTCATATACTTCACTACCTGATGGGACAACTACGTTACGAACATCTACATAATCTCTTAATGATATAAATGAACGTCTATATTCATTAATTTTTGTTTGAACATCTGCAGGAACTAAATATCCACCATTCTCATCTGTTGATTCTTTTAATGGCCCAGCAGCATCTACTATACCAGTCTTAATATATTTTTGTAATGCTTGTACTCCAGTTTCTACTTTGTTTTCAACTGTCATATCAACTGCTTTATCATCATGTTTTAAACTATTTAAATTTTGAATAAGATCAATTTCAGTTGTTAAATTTTTAATTTCTGCAAGTAAAGAATTAGCTAATTCTTTATCACCATTATTAATTGCTGTTTCTGCAGCTTCTACTTTTTCTGCTTTTAATTGTAATAACTCTCTTAATTTTTTATTATTCATTTATTGAACCTCCAAAAATTCTAAATATTGCTTTGCTCGTTCCGTTTGAAATTCATAATTATCTTTAATTAATTCTTTAGGAACATTTTTAAATTTATGTGCTTGTTCTTTAGTTAAACAAGCTGCCATTTTTACTGGCTCTGCTATTTCATCACATAATCCTAGCTCTAAACATTCATCAG